ATCTCGGCTGTTAAAAGGATTACTCCTCCCATTATGGTAAATGAAAGAGTCAGAAAGAAATAGAACATCAGCTTCGTCCAGAGATTCATAATCTTGAATGCAATGGGTTGCTTTGTTCCGCTTGAGTTGGGAACATCCTTGACAGTAGGGGTGAATGGGAGCTTCTTCATAGAGGTTGGAAAGTTGCATTAGGGTTTACACTATAATAGTTAAGTATGACTAGACATTACATCGACAACAAACGCTTCGAGGAGTTAATAGTATTGTACCTCGAAGATCGAAAGACCTATGAGGATGAATTGTTTTCCATGTTCGACATTCTCATATCGAATGTAATGGGTGCATTCAACTTTGATGTAGATCCAGAAGATGCAAAGCAGGATTGCTTCGTGTTAATATTGAAGACGCTCCAAAATTTCAATCCTGAAAATGGGAGCGCCTTCAATTATTTTACAACCGTTATCGTTAATAATTTAAAACTAGTCTATACGAAGGACAAAAAGTACGCGGAAAAGATCAAGGCGTTTGAGGAATTGCGAGGGTATCGAGACCCAACTCAGCCCTGATAGACATCGGGTTGTCATACACCCGTGTCACCTTTCCGTCTACACATACTAGACCTGGGACCTTTGATTTAAAGATCACAAAGGCGTGAGGTAGCTCAAAGTAATCAACCTCATAGAAGTCGATCATGGCTTCCTCATAAGCCTCGTCTAGTTCTTGGATAATCTTCTTACCCTGGAGATCCCAGGGGGAAGTAACAAAAAACATCGTGGGTTGCTTGCTCTGGCGAGCTTGCTTGACCACTTTGTTCAGGTGGTTTTCACTCCTCAGTTTCTTCAGTTTCATTTTCTTCTTCGATGATTTCGGGACCTTCGGACTGCTCCTCTTCTTTCTTCATCTCTTCTTGCATTCTACGGATGATTGCATCCTCCATGCTCTTGAGACCAAGAATAAAAGCAGCCTTTACAAACTCCTCTTCAGTGTTGTCATTAACATTCACTGCGTTGAAGAAGTTCTTGAAGGCTTCTCCCTCTTCTTTAGTTAGATTGAATTGTACTTTCATTCGTCCGTTTCTCCTGGTCAGGATCCTAAGTTTCTTAAAAGATAATTTATTTGCAAGCAATCTGGAATCGCTCATGTTCTATAATAGTAGTGGAGTATATAGTAATGGAAGATAATTTCGATTTATCTAAGCTGCGGTCCAAGCCGAAGCGCAAGAATAGTAGAGCGAAGGGTGCAGCCTTCGAGAACAAAGTCGCCAAAATCCTCAATGAAAGATTCGATACAAAAGAGTTTGCCAGGACCCCAGGGTCAGGAGCTTTCGCAACGACACATACGCTACCGAAACATCTACAAATCCAGGGAGATCTTATCACTCCTCAGACATTTGCATACATTATAGAATGCAAGAAGGGGTATAACAACCTCGGCTTCAACTCCATGTTAGATTTTCAATCAAAACTTTGGGAGTGGATAGAACATATGGAGCGGGACGCGGCGTCCGCAGGAAAAGCACCGATTCTTTTTATGGCTCAGGATCGGCAGCCTATCATATCAATACTTGAGTATAAAGAAGAAATAATAAACTATACTGATTCATATAGTACATTAATAAGTAAAGAAGGTAAAGAGTATATTATGCTCTACATGGATGACCTTCTAAAGATACATAATCAGTTCTTCTTTAAATAATTGGTATTGATATAGGAGTTAGCTGAACACCTACCTTTCTTGTCTGCATTAAAGGTTACCGATCCATCTCCTGTAATTCTCCATGTCTGAGATCCCATACTCAAGGACCTTCTGGATTTAGGGTCTAGCAAATCTTTAATAGGTTGCAAGATCATCTGATTCTGATTCTCTCTATAAGTGTTACCTGTAGAGAGAATATGTATTTCAGACATAGGATCTGAACCAGTAGAGTCCATACCTATAGATGCTTGTATAGCTGCAAAGGCTGCAAGAGAATTCATTGTACCTTTATTTCTCTTGTTAATCGTTCCGTCAGGATTATAGCTTATACCTTTCTGTAGAATAGATTGTTGTACCATTCTATCTATAAGACCTATTGCTTTCTTTGCTCCATTGGAGTTAAACTCCTTCATAGCATCCTTCACAAGCTGATCGTTATCAAAGTTAGTTATCCCAGCATTCTTAATAATCTTACTTACTTGAGTGCTAACGAACTTCCTTGCAGCTTGTTCGGTAGGGTAGCTATTAGTTGTAAATCCTGACATTAACTTCTTAACATTAGCCGATGCCGATTGTGCTTTAGATAAAATCCTTAATGCACCTGCTTGAGTGCCTTCATCTAGATCAAGTGCATTCATAATAAAAGAACCGTGAGGATTATTAGGGTCTGTCAAGCGACTGATCTCCGTCTCCATGTTTGAAGAATCTCCAAGCTTAACATCACCTTCCTTAGTGTATGTTTTTAAAGAGTTCTTAACAACGAAATAAGTATCCTGCTTCTCGTCACCAGAGTTAATGATTGCCTTCTTAGCATCTCTACTTAAGTCCTCAAATTTGACTTCTGCAAGAGACCCCTCAGGTAGGTTCATATCAGGTCGAGTCTTCATGATGTAATCAACATCGGACTTATCACCTTTGGTTGTAGTGTCCTGACCTACTCTTATAGCATAGTCAGGTTTTAATTCATTTATAAAATTCATAGTCTCTAACATATAGTTTCTTAATGGACCTTTAATTGTGTTCATAACATCCTTATCTACTTCAATACCTAAACTGTCTAAGGTATCAATGGCTTGTTGATACTTCTCATCAAGCACACGATCTCCCTCCTGAACCTCTCGTTTCATTTGCAGAACATTAAATACATTCTTACCAAACCTAGAAACAAGATTGAACAATCTTTCTTTTCCTTTTTCTTCACTACCAAACAATATCTCAAACGCTGCGACCTTCACATCTTCACTAGCATTGGTAACCATGTCCGTGAAATTTCCAGCGTCACCAGTAGCGTTAGCAACTATCTCTTTCTCAGGTATTGAGTAATCATCCTCGATAAGGATGTCTATGTTGCCCTTCTTACATGCTTCCACATTCTTATTATATTGTTCGGCCATAAGGTTAAGAGGGTTTTCCTTTGCAACAGATAGTGACATTCCAAATCTTTTATCGTCTAACCCAGCAGCAAAGAAAAAATGACTGGACCCAGGAGCCTTTCTAATCTTATCCTTTACTTCCTTCATATCTTGAACGGAAGCCTTGCAATTTCTAGATTTAGAATATATCTCTGAGAATTTTCTCATGGTGCTAAGAGATCCTGAAAGATCAGCCATCCCTATAGGGTCTACTGCAAAGCTGATTCTCTCAGTCCTATCTATCTTAACGGTTCCTGTTTGTATTTCCTTTTCTATGTTCGATGCTAAGGATCCCCGTGTTTCTCCACCCATTATTTTTTGAAGTAGCTTCTTAGGACTTAGATTAAGTTCAGGATAGTCCTCTATTAATCCCAAAGATTTTTCGTATACGGTCTTCATAGCCTGAGTAATCCCTGGCATTTGAGACTCTAACACTTCCATTCTTTGTAGGTCTGCTTCACTTAATTGAGAAAGGATAGGATCTACAGGAGCTTCTGGTACTACGGGAGTTTTGTCTTGTTCCTTTTCTTTTCCAGCTAAGAAAGCCGTCAGGTCGTCAAAGCCCTCTCCAGGCATCGCAACTCCATTGGTGCCTACTTGTTGTGGATATGTACCTTTTGGATTATTACTAAAGTAAGTAGCTCCATCAGAGTTTTTACCTGCTGTCCATACCAACCCTACTGTCTTTGTTGTAGGGTTGGTTACTTGGACGGCTGTTTTCTTAGGAACACCCGCAGCACTAGCAACTACTTGAGTAGGATCTTGCTGTTGCTCATGTAGTTGTGAGTAACTTTCCAGTAGTAATCTAGCGAACTTCATCATTGTATTATATTAAAAAGCCCAACCCAACAAACGCTGGGTTGGGCCAGATTTAAATTCTAATTATGTCAACCCACAGTGCTTCCACCGATAGTTCTAACATTCATGAAATCATAACGGAACTTAACCTCAAGAGTATCAAACTCAGAGGTAGAGTAGTTCTTCTCTCCCTTGATAAAGGACTTAGGATAAACACCTTTTAGGTCAATAACCTGAACGACTCTACCCTGACCATCAAACTCTAGGATTTGCATGGAGGTTTTGTAACTACCATCAACCTGAGAGTAGAAGCCAGTTCTCATATCGAAAACAGTTGCTAGGTATTCAAATAATTGCTGAGTAGGAACATCCTTAAGAAGGTTATCGAATGTGATAGTAAGCTCCTCCTGCTGAATTTTACCAGGGTAGTATAGTCTATCATTCATACGGTGAACTTCAATATCCTGTAGACTGTAACCTATACCCGTAACCTGTTTTGCAGCAAGGGTTAGTGTATCAGATGCAATACCTGGAACATTAACAGTAGCGAGGTCAAATCTTACCTCGAATTGATATGACCTTACAGAATCAAGATCAGTCGAGACTACTGGTAATGCGTTACCTGGATTGCCAGCTTGTGTTCTCTGGCTTTCCGAAGTAGGTCCACCAGCAGGTTGGTCAGCGTAAAAACTATTCTGTGCCATATTTCAATTCCTTATCAGCTTATGCTGTCGCTTTGGTTTACAAGATTAAGCTCGAATACTATAATCTCTGCTGTTTTAGTTGGTTTAATTACAACCTTACACCATAGTTCGCCTCTTTCTTTACGAATGGGAGTGTTTGTTGTATCGTCACAAATGACCCTGTACTCAGAGATACCGCGACCTCTTGCGATAGGATCAATTAGGTTGGTTGTAAGAGCTTCGATCTGAGACCAAGTGGTTGGATCGTTTGGCTCGAATACAAACTGTCTTGTAGATCTAAGGATGATCTTTCTAATCAGGATCATCATTCTACGAACATTTACTCTGTCTAGAGCAGAAGGACTTCTTTGAGCGGTTCTCTGACCGAAGATTGTAATGCCCTGCTGAGGGAAGTTCACAATTGGGTTGATGACATTACCGTCAGAGTAGAGTGCGTCTCTATCTCCCTGACTGAGTTCCTCTTCGGTGTCTGTGGGCTTGGTTAGTCTACCTCTTGTGAACCCAGCAGGGGCGAACCAGGACTCTCCTACATCGTCTGTGAAGGCCATCTGACGAATTGCGTAGATGGATGGGTCATACCACCTGTCTACACCGTCAAAGGCACTGAACACCTTGACCCAGGGCCAGTAAATAGCTGCGTAAGAACTGTTAATTGCAGCAGATCTAGTGGTATCAAGACCGTTACTCCAATCAATAGCCTTTTGAACACTACCAATGGCATAGGGAGGTGATACAACAGCAAGGAATTCTTTTGTTTTTTCAGCTAGAGTGATAAGCTCATTCTGTACTGATTCATTTGTAATTCCAGGGACAGCAGCCATACCTAGGTTGAGTAGGTCATTGTCTAGAAGCTGCATTCCGGTCTTACCAGTGTCTGTAACAGCACCCTTGATTACAGTAGTAATTCCATCATCGTCAGTGCTTGCAGGGATGCCGTTTGTACCTCCCGCTAGTTTGTTAGAAGTATTAGCCGTTTGAACAAACTTAACGAATCTAGGAGTTGCGCCTGTAACAGTTAAGGTTCCGTTCTTTCCATCAACATTTGTAACACCTAGAGAGCTAACCAAATCAGAGAAGTTGGTTAAGCCAACCGCATCAAAGTTAGCACCAGCATCAATCAGATTACCTTTTACAAGGTTAGACTTAAGATTTACTTCACCCGTGTTTATTGCTTTCTCAACAAAGGTTTCTCCATCCAAAAGAGATACTCTAAAGCTTTCAGAGGCCACACCATTTTCAAAAATGCTTATGGTAGCGTGTGTACCCCCTGCCGTAGTTACTCCAACAGATTGACCAGTTATCGTACCATCCGCAAGACTTGAATAGTTATATCCAGCACCAGGGTACAAGCTTTGTACATTGTAAGATAGGGAATCTCTATCAAATGTCATTCCTGAAACTGTTAACGAACTAAAAGCAGAGGCAGCAGCGCCTCCATTTGTACTAACCTCATATAGAGAACTGGCTGCCCCAGAGGTAAGGAAATCGGAACTAGAGAAAGCCGTTATTGTTAAAGTTGCCCCTGATCCTGCAAAGTTAGATGCAATGACTCCACTGTTTGAGATATCATGCCCTGATATCTTGCTTGCGTCTGTAAGAACCCCGCCTAAAGCACTAGTTATTGCCTCAGCGGTAGTAGTTGACCCTGCTGGAATGGTTATATTTTTATCTGTTGCAAATAAAGCCTTCCCATTCCCGTCTGTTCCATTTACTTTTAAGTATATGGGTGAAGTTACCCCATAAGATGAACCAGACAACATTATAGCGGGACAAGATCCGAGTTGAGCGGAAACGCTGGCATCAGCAGCGGTGGATGAGGCGCATCTAATAAAGTAAAGTGAGTTAGTTGTCTCAAGGATTTCAAGAGCACCCTCAAGAGCCTGACCTACAATATCCTCACTAGGATCACCGAAAGTTGAAACAAGCTGATCTCCGTTAGTAATTAGAGTGGCTTTATCAACAGGACCTTTACTTGCAAAGCCGACTAACCCTACGACAGAAGGATTAACGGAAGCAGGATACTGGCTAGTATCGCGCTCTATAACATAAACTCCAGGACTCACATAGTTTGCCATATCTTATCTCCTCAAGCGGGTCTTATTGTTAGAACCCTTCTTTTGCTAAGTATTTTACATTGGTTTGTTATGCTGCTAGAAGGCACAACAATTGATTTTTTAGGATGTAAAAACACAGTTTTTATACGATTTGGGTACTCTAGATAAACTTCTAAAGTCTGTAATGATTCGTTGGTTAACTGCTTCATGGTATTCTCCTATTACTAGGTAGGCTATTTAAAGGTTATTTTTAACAATTTACGATCACAAATTCAGAATTAATTTCGGTGATCTTACCTGAGTTAGTGATCAGGAACTTGGGACTAGGAAGATACCCTTGAACCTCAATACTAAAGTTCTTCTGTACCAATCTGTCCTCTTTATCTCCAACAGCAGTCACTGAAATGTCTGTCTCGTCTACCAAGTAAGACTTCAGAACAGCAGTATCCTTAATATTAAGGTGTTTATGAGGGTTGAATTTAATTCTAAGCTGCTCTGAAAGCTGGTCTATGTCAGACACATACTTACACCACAGACTGTATGTATATTGAACTTTGACAGGTATGTCAGGATAGGAGACTACTCTTTCAGCCCTCTGGGTTTCCTCATTCCAACGCTTTGAAAATTGTAGAACACTACGCGATCTTCTTTTATCGGGATCCTCTAGGATAGATGCTTGATACACCGTGCTATAAGGTAGGACAATATTGTTCTCCTGGAACTTCTTAGCTATGACCCTCTCCTGGCGACCGTGATGAAGTTTAACATCGGTCTTCTTCCCTTGTGAGTCCACATAATATAACTGAAGTTCAGCTAATAAGCTTCTTAGGACCTCTTTATAGAATGATGGAGCAATTGTTAGATCCCTAGCTATCTTCTCTATCTTCTCTCTGAAATATCTATTTCTAGAGGCAAGAGGATCATAGTTAAAATCGTAACTATCAACGATGGTTTCAGTTGTATTGATATCACTCAAGGTCTAAGTATCCTCCAACATCGTCCGCTACATCAGTTAGAGGTTCGTTGACAGTTTCCACATCATCGCGGAGAAGCTTGGCGGTGCAGACATAATGGTAAACGCCATACATTTCAAAGCTGTCTTCTTGTACCTCAGTAAGCTCATACTTCTGATTCTGAAACATGGGCTTGATTTGATCTCCTATCTTAGGTTCTCTACTAAGTTCAGCCTCAATATAGGATTTATTGAACACAAAAGTCTGATCATTAGTAAGCTCTATACCAAAGTTAGATAGGACTTCTTCAACAACAGAAGGCTCGTAGAATCCATGAACTACAATAGGTTCAGATGTAACAGCTTTGTTAGAGGATTCTAGATACACTTCGTCATAGGTCTCATTTACTAGCTGCTTGTAGTAGTGTAAAGGAGATCCTGAAATTCTGATAATCTCATCATCAACAAGATTAAACAGGTTAACATCGGGATTGGTTGGATCATAAAACGAAAGAGGGGTGCTTCCCTCTATCTTGGGAAGATCCTGCATTTGTCTGTTCGTTTTAAATCTTTTTGCCATCAGCCTGTAGTAAACATTGGAGGTTCTTCAACCTCATTGATAAGCTCTTGCTTGAGAACTTGTTTATCTTGAGCAGCCTGAGCTATAAGCTGCTGACCGTTAAGTTGTGTGCCTCCTGCTGGACCTGGAACAACAGCAAACTTACCTCTAACCTGACCCAGTAGAGCCATAGCACAGGCAGTAGCATACTTATGTATCCAGTTCCTCATCTTTGGAGTCATGGTTCTTGAGTTTATACCTCTATACTCTAAGATGGCTACATCACCTACAGCAGGGGATGGGTAAAGTTGTAAGTATCTACCATCAACTACATCGAATCCTCCATCTTGACCTAACACTCTACGAGTAGTTTCCAAGGTAGATTGGAGGAGATAGTAATCACCTATGGTGAAGTTATCAAAAAGGTAGTTATCTTGGAAATACTTTATAAAGAAATCAAACTCTAGTGTCCCTGCTTGAGACTGGATACTAAGTAGAGTTTTCTTGTATGTTACATATGTAAGATTCCTTAAGATATAATTTGGAACCTCATATAGGTTAATATCTGCTGAAGTGTTGAATGCAGCAAACTGTCGTGTAAAATGAGGAGAATGATAATCTAATTCGGTAAGTGCTTCATCAATGCATACCTTTAATTGATAATCATTAAGCTCTACTCTTACGACTGGATAACCTAAGGTTGCAAGAACATGGTCTTTAACTTGTTGTTCAAACTCTGTAAACTCAACGAGGTCAGCTTGACGAGACTTATTTAAATCATCAAGATTAATCTCGTCCGCATCAGGAGAAGTCTGATCATTTAAGTTTTGGCTTGCAATATTAGCAAAGCTATTTCCATAACCTGTAACTGTAGGGTAACCAATTCTAGCCATCTAAATCACCTTTGCTCCTTCTTCCTCGTCTTGGTTTCGGAGTTGTTTTATTTTCTTCCTCTATTCTTTTTAAAACATCCATCTCTAATGGGATGGAAGATTCAAAAACCTGATTCGGTCTTATAGAAGTTATCTCACCATCTAAATGAATCAGGATAGGGAACCTGCAAATGCTCCTATACCTATACTTCATACTTTATATAGTCCTCCCAATAAAAAAAGTTACCCACTCCTCATCAAAAGGAGTGGGTAACTTTAACTATCAGTCCCTATCAGACATTAAGGAAGGGGTTGAACAAGCTAGAAGATCCAACGAGTCTAATAACTCTGTAGAATCTTGAAGCAGGTGCAACAGCAGCCTTGCCATAACGAGTAAGGATACCCTTTCTGGGCTGGAAGCTCTCAGGGTCAGTGATGGTGGGTAGAGCCTGGAAGGGGATGTAGGGTGAGTACACGAAACCACCGTCCATGGGGTTACTACCCTTGTAACCCATGAGAATTTCACCCTCAGGATAGAGGGGGTCAATGAAGAGATCGTAACGACCCATGAACTTACCACGGAACTGGATGCTACCAGGACCGAAGTTAGTTGGACCGTCAGAAGCTTCAATACCACCAGTTAGTTTTGCAGCAGTCTCAAGGATTGTTGCAACAACAGGTGAGCAAAGCATCCAGTTACCAGCACCACGCTGAGTGGTCTTGAAGATGTCTTGAGCGGCGAAGTTAATAGCACCTAGAAGGTTTGCGTAAACATCGCCAATGTGACGAGGAGCTAAGTTAAGAGCACTTGACTCGAAATCTACAAGGAAGACATTCTTGTTACTTCCAGCAGCGGAGCTAGGAAGAGTGCCTGCATCGAAAAGGAAATCACCAAAGGTAGAATCATTGACATTACCGGGGCTAGTAAAGTTACCCATGGTGCTTTGGTTGCTGGCCTGATCAAGGTAAGTTTCCTTGAAAAGGTTGCCAGTGGAACCTGTTGCATCGTAAGCAAGACCACGAAGGTTCTCGATAATCTCACGGTCAACCTCTAGACGAATCTCCTTACCAAGAAGATCAGTAAGCTCACGCTCAAGATCTAGGTTGTGGTAAGCCTTAAGGTCCTGTGAAGCCTCAAGAGTCCAGAGAGCACGCATCTTCTTGGTGCGTGCGACAACAGGCTGTTGCTCGATCTGAAGGGTGACCTCTGGGATTGCAGACCCAGAAAGTCTTTCACCAGCGGATACTGACCAACCCTGAGCGAAGTTAGCTTCGGGCCACTCAGCGATAGCACTAGCCATGTTGCTGCCGTCAGTAAAAGCTTTGGTAAGAGCAGAAACACCAAACTGTTGAGAAGTGGGGGCGCTGGCGTCATCAACATCAATAGTGGTGCCGTCACCAGTTTGGAATGGGTTAACTTTACCAGTGGTAAGACCACGGTAAGTTAGGTTGTACTTGCTGTAGATAGTCTCGCGGTTGTTGCCGTAAGCTCTAGCTGCACCAAGGTAGAAGACCTGTGAGACGGGACCGCTCATAGGTTGAACGCTAACAAGCTGGTTAGCGATTAGTTCGGGATAAACCCGACGAACGAGAGGGAATGCAAACTTCTGGAAAGTGCCGAGGGCTCCAACAGTAGTGGTGCCTGTGCCAACAGCAGCCTCATCAAGCTTCTCTTGCTGACAAGACTTAAGTTGGTTCTCTAGAAGTTGTGCAGTTACTCTCTTGGTGTAATCATTTTCGATGCCGTCTAGTGCAGGACCCCACTTTTGTACGAGGTCGTCACTGGCACCCATTTCCATTAAATCCATAACTACAAATCCTTTTAGTTATTGCTCATCGCATAAGCTTGAGCATCTCTTCGGTTAAGAACTGATTTCCAATACTTTCCAGTCGTTCATCCTCAACCTCTTCGTCTACATTGTTAGTAACGACTACAGCTTGCTCGGTAGACTCGAACAGCATAGTCTCCTTTTCTTCCACTAGATTCTGTACGCTCTCATTAAGTGATTCGATTTCTCTTTCACGCTTTGAAACCTTAGATTCTAGCAGTTGAATTGTTTTGGCAAGACGATCTTGCTCTCTTAGTGACTCGGAAAGCTCACGGGCGAGGACTTCGTTATCCTCTACAAGCTCAGTAGCCTCTGACAGTCTCTTCTCGCTCTCAGCATCAATATACTCAGGACGATACTCGACAGCCATGTAGCCCATAAGCTCACGGAATCTCTGTGCGTCACGGTAAACATCATTGGACTCATGAAGCTCCTCAAGGGCAGCTTCATGAATCTGCTGACGCTTCATGGATAGGTAAGCGAAAACCTTGTCGGTAAGTTCGCTAACTTCCTCCTGTACTCTTTCCTCAATTAAACCCTGCATAACACCAGCGATTTCAACGATGGTCTCTTCGGTGATACCTTCAGGAAGTAACTGAGCAATGTCTTCTATTTTCTTTTTATCCATGATTGTACTCCAATCTATTGTTATCTATACATCTATTATAGATGTAGTTGTTTTTTACTATTTTTTGTCGTCTTGTTGCTTTTTCCCTGGGGGAGGCCCAGGAATTTTACCAGGAGGCGTTTTTGGTTGCTCTTGTCCGCTAAGAACTCTTCTAGCTTGCTCACCAGCAATTACCGCATCTCTGTACTTTCCACCATACTTATACATTTTATGAGATGATCTTTTGTAAGCAGCGCCTGAACCTTTATCTTTCTTAAAGCCTTCACCTAGAAGGTTAGCTAGACGAGGGAAAACTCTAGGCGAGTCTTCTCTTTTTGATTGTTCAAATATATTTCCAAGACGAGGGAACAGAGTTGATTCTTTCTTCATGAATTTTTTTCCCTTCATCTTCTTGGACTTCTTGCCCATGGCAGCACCAATAGCTTTTCTACGGTTCTTTAAGTAACCGTCAGTGCTGTCTACCTTGCCATCGTTGTTAACATCCTCATCTTCTTGACCGACAGGATCGAGCTTGCCTTTCTTGCTGGCTTTCTTCTTTTTAGCCTTCTTCATCTTGGCTTCGTTAAGTTGTTCTGCTAATAAGGTGCTAAAAACCTTCTCCTTAGTTACGCGAGGAAGAACCTCATTCATAATCTCTTCTACAAGGACACTTTGACGAGACTCAGCAAGGGAGGGGAATGCACCACGGGTTGAAGGATCAGCAACAAGGTCCCAGGTGATAAGGCGGAAGTCCTCATTAACATAACGCTTACCATCCTGACCTTCGGAAAGAGTTCCCATACCTCTAGAAGAGATACCGATCTGAACCCCACCCTCAATAAGTGCTCTGGCTACCTTACCCATGGGAGTATCAAGAATCTCAGCCTCACCGATAATCTCGTTTCCTTTAGCCTCTAGCTTGGTAATAAGGTGAGAGACATTGGAGAGCTTGACGCTATCATGTTGAGGGTGATCAAGTTCACCCATAAGACGACGGCCCTTCATAGACTCACAAAGCTTATCTATCTCACGCTCAAGCAGTGCCTTAGGGTAGATACGACCATTGTTGTTCTCTTCGTCTGCACGCTGAAAAACACCACGGACTCGCATTGGACCTGTTTTGCCCTCGTTGAGGACCTGTAAGTTTTCTATAATGAATACATCTTCTAATAACATTACTTATCTCCGTATTTCTTGGGTCTGTCTTTCTTTCTACGAGCCTTGGCCGTAAGCTTCTTCTCAGAACCTTGACCATGCTTCACCTTGGTTCTAGCCGCGTGGCTTTTAACACTTTTCCAGTCTGCGCTAGGCGTTGCACTTCCAGGAGTGAATCCTTTAGCAGTTCTACCAGAAACTCTTTGCTGCTTACTCTTTCCCCAACCACCAGCAGTCGTTACATACATTCTGTAAGAACCTTTGGTTGAGAAGATAGTTCCAGGAGAGGTTTTACCTAGAGCATCTTTAATTGTTTTGTACACAGGAACTCTACTCTTCCTAGAGGTAACCCTATTTTTTCTTTTATAAGTTCCTCTTCCTGAAGGGTAACGATCACTTTTTTCTTCTAACTTTTGCCCGTCTCTTAGGTTTCTTATTTCCTTTATTAGACTCATGGCTACATCCTTTAGAATAGTTAGGAGCACCTAAGCTCCCTACAGTCGTAGTTCCAGCAGTAACACCTAGCTCGTTAAGAAGCTCCTTCAGTTCATTAATCTTAACCTGAATCTGTTCCTTAATCTGCTTCTTCCTTTCTTCTTGAAGGTTGACCTGAGGTACAGGATCTCGCTTAACTCCGAAGGAATTAGCAAGAACATCATTAACATCTTCTTGAAGAACTTGAACATTCTCTATATTGGGCACATTGCCCCTCACGGGAGCTTTGCGTGAAACAGGCTGAGGATTGGTTTTCTCTTGCACAAGCAAAGCCTGAGCAAAATCACCAATCCCCATACCCGTTTCATTAAGAGAAGCCATTATTTAGAGCCTCACTTCTTGGCCTTCTTCTTCTTGCCGTACATTTCGTTAACGAAAGCAACAACTTCGTCAACCTCATCTTCGTCAAGACCTTCGAGGAGATCTACTTCCTCTTCTTCTTCGATAACCTCACCTTCTTCGGCTTCCTCAGCCTCAGCGAGTAGTTGCTCTGCTTCCTCAAAGACGCCTAGCATAGCCTCGGCGTGCTCAAGAAGAACCTCATCGGAAAGCTCACCATCAAGGGTGGACTCGCAGAGAGGGCAGGTGTGAGCCTCAGGAGCAGTCTCCTCGGCCTTAGCTTCTTCGAGGACCTCTTGCTCCTGAACGGGAGCAACGGACTCGTTAAGTAAACCAGCCTTCTTCCAGGCTGCGGTGCCGAGTACGGCTTCTCTTAATTGATCTCTGTTCATAATAAACTCCTGACGCTTCTTGGCGTCTGTAAATATGTATACTCAATTAAATTTAATTGATGATTTTTCTCTTTTTTTGTTAGTTAACCTGTACCTTTAGGGCTATTGGAAAAGAAGAAATAGCTATGGCATTTTGAACTGACCTTTCGTAAACATGTCCTACATTTGAACATCCTGCCTTAGTTCCTAACGCCACTAGGTTTCTATTGTTAACAGTAACGCTACCTAAAGTTTCTGAGGGACCGCAAGGCTGCCCCGTAGAATCTCCATGAGCGTGAACTCCTGCTGTAATAGGAGCTACAGCCACGGGAAGACCAGCCACTAGCACATTTCTTGATGCTGCCTCCAAGGTACAGTCGGCTCCTTGATTAATTCCATCTCCTTCAAAACATATGAGTGCCATTTTATTCTCCTAGTAACTCAGGTGTAGCTATAGCATCAGGGCTTACAGCGGGTTTTTTATATGTGATCGTCTTAAACTCATTTAAATTTTTAATGTTTTGATTTGTAACTTCACTGACCTTTGTAAACTCAGCGTTGACGGCATCATCATCACTGGGTTTACCAAGTAGAATTTTAGACCTCAACTCCTGGAAGTTTAAACTATCTACAAGAGCAAGAGCTTTCTTTTCTTGTCTTGTCATTTTTTGATAGACTGACCCCCAGGCAACAGTAGTTCCCTTACTGTCAATGAAACTGTCCGCGTCTGTTTTTAATTCTCTCATGGCCTTGAACAATGCTCTAGTTGCAGGTGCTCTCCTAGGTAAAGGTTCTGATCCTCCTATGTACGGCTTTATCTCAGTTTCAACTTTAGTGTCATCATACTCAAAGTTATAATTCTCTACAATGATACCACCATCCTGACTAGATTGGAAAGACTGACCTCTATTTTCTTTTAGAATAGAGGTGTCCCATTTTTGTTTGTATCTATTAGTATCAGGATTAATGTTGAAATACATGACCCTGGTATTATAATCTTGTAACTTGGATACACCAGCAGTAGACATTATATCTGATCTGTCAGACGGTATAACAACAATATACCAAGGGATTCTTCTTGGAATAACCGGATACTCTTCTCCGTATCTTGAGAAACTATCCAAAGATATGTCCTTAAATTCTAGAGTTAGCTCTCTAGATTTAAACATGTGGTCTATGAATAGATCATTGTGATTGACATATAGGTTATAGAAAGGATATGGTTTAGTTTCTACCCAGTTTTTAATATTATTAGTTCCAGTAAGTAGTCTATACTTACACTCACTTAACCTAATTAAAGGATTTCTTCTTTCTAGATCAGTTATTGAACTTGGTTCTAGCTTTAAGAAATAGAATGATCTTCTTTCAGTGTCAAGACTGGCATCCTCCTCGACTTTATCTGTAGCCTTAGACTTGGCTGTTGCTTTAAAGTTATAAGTTTCTTTTAGTAGAGAGAATGCCTTAGTCAGTTTCTCGAAACTTGGAACTTTGCTTCGGTCTATTTGTGTATCTAAGTTTATTGGAAATAAACTAGCATTCCTATCCAAAACCTCTACAGTATCAAAGTCTGTTATGCTAAGAGAACATGTAGTTACTCCATCTGAGGTGTAGACTTCAAAGCTGTCATCTTTTTGGATCTCAATAAAATCCACATCTAAGTCGTTTCCTACTACTGCAATGTTCTTTTCAAGATCAGGTGCTATCGTCTTCCAGTATTTTATTCTTTGATTATCTAATCCTGTATACCCCTTGGGGTCTAGTGTAGGAGAGTTCTCAATGATATTAATAATCTGTTGATTAGTTTGGAAGGTAGTGAATCTTTTAAAGTTCTCCTCCTCGTTAGAGGTATTGGTAACCATGTCCACTACTTGCTCAACTTTGTAGTATTGAAGCTCGTCTTTTATTATGAGGTCTTTTATCTTTTGAAGAACTCTATTCCTCAAAGGAACTCCCTCTATTGTTTTCTTATTGTTCAGTTTAGACCTTATGGAAGGCTTCAAGCTTCTTTCTATATTTTCTAGAGTCAGGTCGGCAAATATGAATTCGCTGTAATCCTCAGAGTTCTCATCCTCGTTTAGATAATAATCTCTGATTAACTTTATTCTGTAGTCTATAAACTTTCCAAATACTCCAAAAATCATCCTGTCATTTCTAACAGGTATATAAGGAACTCTTTGTCTAGGTCCTGGTCTTTTATTAGAAACAACAGGGTCGAATAGCTTCTCACTTGCCTTTCTAGTTTCTAGAGACTTCAGATAGTCCGATGTCGCATTAGGGTTAGCTATAGCATCCGTGTCGCGGCTTCTGAATAGTTTTATGCTACTGGTTTTGTCATCAGACGAGATACCTGTATTAGGAGGTAGTCCTCCAGTTCCTCCTCCTGAGCCAAACCCTCCAGGGTCACCGCCGTTACAAGCAGGGCTGGCAATCGGCAATGGAGGTAAGCTACCTATCTGGAAGTTATTTCTATCATAAGGATATAAAGTAAAGGTTTTTACATCACTTCCCCCTCCTTGAGCATCAAATTCAGCTATGGGAAAAGTAGTTTGAGAACTTCCAATATTTTGATAGTGTAATCTAATTCTATTTGAGTCCACAGGTGATGTGGTTTGACCTAAAAGAGATCCTAACCCGTTAGTAAATGTGTCAACATTTGTTATCACTAGATCTGGGATCGCTACGCCATTTTCATCACAACCCTCTACATCTATATAAGTATCAAAAGTGTCAGAGCAAAAAGAGGGAAGGAAAAACCTATTTACACCCATAAATCCAGGGTCACCGTCCAAGGAACCTCCTACATCAGAACCTTCAGGATGAAAAGGGAGCCCTTGGTATAATTTTATTTTTGCAAGAGGACCATTATTAGGTCCACCGCCTCCTCCACCGCCATCACCAGGGTCATCAAAAACAACCCCTCCCCCTGGCGGCGTTCCTCCAGGCTCTCCTCGTATGGTTCCAGTAACCCCATCACCTCCGTCAAACACACACCCCTCTACATTGTTAAAATTGCAGTCTGCTGGGCTAAAACACGCATAAAAATCGTCTGGGGCTAGGTTGAATACAACCGATCCAAAATCAATACCGTTTGGATCGCCACAGTTTCTAGTAAAAGTAACCGTATAAGATGCGCCGTCCTCTGGAATATCGGCTATGGAGACTGTTACATTACCATTACCAGGGTCTAAGAATACACCAGGACCTCCAGTTATAGTCTTTTCATAGTCTAATAAAGTTGAAGGTAGAGGAGAGGATCCAGGCTCGCTTCCTATGATAAATCTATAGTTCTGTATATCAGGGCAAACAGTGATTACATTGCCTTGTGAGGAATCTAGTGAATTTATAAATGAATAACTTGCCGCAAGAGCATTAGATATATCTTGATTGAAATCATTGTTGGGATCGAATACTCCTGGAGAATCTGGGTCGTATCTGTCACAACATTCATTATTTTGATCTGATCGACACGCGGCAAGGTTGGGATACCCTCCTGCTGGTGGACATGAATTAGCAGGATTACCGTCTAAGTTTTCAATTCTTTCTTTACAAGTGTCGTCATCTGTATCGCATATATAATCGACGCAAACACAGAGTAATGACCCGCCCCCGTTTGCTTCAACATACCAAATACCGTCATTGCCTAGTACAGCCCCTGGTCCTGTAGGGCAAGTATCATTAGGGAAGTTTGTTGCTGCGACTGTTACATTTTTCTGAGAACCTTGATCGCATTTGGCTACATAACAGGCGTCTGGAGGAGGGTTGAAGCAGCATGGTAGATTTATACAATCTAGTTCGTCTTTGTACCCCGTACCTCCTGGTGTTCCTGGGACTCCATTGACCTGATCAGGGGTATCGCCTTCCTCTCTTGAATTAAATTCTATAGGATCAGGCTCACAGCCCTCATCTGGACACTCTACTGCAAAAGGATTCTCGCAGAAGTAATAAGGTACATTAACACAGCAGTTGTCTGCACCTGGATCAAGGTATGCAATACCTCCGTTTACAGCTATCTGTGAAGGAAAGTCTTGAGAGCAATCCGTAAGGTCTTGACCTGCAAGACCTCCACTAATTATTTCATCTTTGGAGAAAGAACCTATAAATTGAGGATCACAAGACCCTCCTCCTTGAGCAGTGGGTAAGTTATTGAAAAAGCATTGATAATAAAATGCTTCTTCATCACAACCGTCATCTTCTTCATCATCGCATATCCCGTTGTTGTTGGCATCTAGACAGCCTCCTCCGGGGTCCGTGTCACCTCCTGGGTCAGGAGGTGGGTCAGTGCCTGTAACGAGATCTATCGCTCTGAATACGCATGAAAATAAGGTTCCCATATCATACTATGTATCAAAGAATTGAGGTAGATGGAGATTGTGCGTCAGTTGAGAATATGGATCGTACTGGAGAGTCTCCTTTTAATCCAAAGACAGTGAATGAGACAGTTGGATAAGTTACCCAGTAAGGGAAGAAAGTAGCGGATCTAATGGTAGAACCTCTTCCAAGGCCGAAGCTACTTCCAGTAACACTGTTTCCTCCTCCGTTGTCATGATCACCACTATTGTTAATTCTATTAGCGGCTTCGAGAGCAATTTGATCTTGAGACATTACTAATACTCTAGAGAAGGCGTTACTCTCTCTCATGTAACTTTCTTGAGTGTATCCACCAGGAAGTCCTCCTGCGGAGTTAGACGGTTTTCCGAAATATGGAGCACCTCCTTGCGGAGAGGCTGGGCCGAGAGCGACATAGATCGTGAAGGTTGCACTTTTAATATTTTTCTCAACAAATACACCTATATTAGAACAGCCAATCAAAATTTCATTAGTATCACTGCCGTCTCCACCTACCATACCCGTCATAAGGCTACAGTTAAGAAGATCTACCTTTACATCAAAATTAGTGAATCCTTGTGAAGAATATAATTCAGGGCTTAAGGTAAAGGTTTTCTTACAGAAGACTGTTCCATAAGTAGCAGCATTCAATCTATCTGATGTTAGAAGAGAGGTAGGATACTCAAAGTTATCCCAGTTAATATCAAGAAAATCTGGGTTACCGACACCTTCTTCATTAAACCTAGAGCCTCTACCATTAACAACAGCAGAGAAAAGCCTATCATTTCTTTTTAGACCTGGGCTCCCTAAAGCTCCAAAGTAATCAATATTTATATCCCACCCAGGGTACTCAGGTAAAGCTGATACATCCTCAGGGAGGCAGTATTTTGATTGTAATAGATTAACTGCCTTAGCTCTACTATCAATTGATGAATTAGAAAGGTCCTGGTATGCTTTTATTAAAGCACCTTCAGTTCCCCACTTAGTTCCCCCATATACTATACCGTTTACAATAGGCTTAGAGATAAAGATTGGTCTATTAACCTCTGTCATGATGTTATCCCTAACATCAAAAAGAGACTCTTGGAATTCTCTCTTACCTACGGCGGGGTTAGCAAATGATAAAGGTGGGTTAGCCGCTGCTATTCCAGCACGCTCGTTGTATGAAAGTTCAGTAGTTCTAAAGAAGGGTCTGATATCAAAAATATCTTGAGTTTCAATAGCCGAAGAACCCCTTCTAGTTATAACATAGGCTAGAGGCAGAATGCTTTGACCAACTCTAGCAAGGCTATTGTTAACTAGCGTATCTTCAAAGAGAGGGGTTAAGTTTAATAAATCATCAGGACTTGGAAGGGTTGTAAATCTACCGCCTATACCAATCTGAGATTGGTTTTGATCTCCTATATTAGAGATCATTTGATAATTAAGGGTGGTATCATTTACACCGTTGGATGATTTGAAGAAGTTAGATGGAGTCCCTGACCCTTCTGTAAAGGTTTGACCATCAAAGAAAGAAGGGTCCTGACCTTTTTCAAAGTTAGAAAAGGTTCCTGTTCCTGTATTTAGAGCGATAACTCCTGCACCTGTAAGGAGACCAAGCTGAGGAGAAGTTATGGTGGTTGGTAGAGAACCTGAGGGCTTTGCTATAGAAGTTGAACTTGCATCCATAGGGTGAGCAAACACAAACAATAGGTCAACCCTTGTCGTAGGGGTGAAAGTTGTTTGATTGTCGTAATCAGATTCGTTAAACTCAGGAATTGTAATTGATAAAGTCTCTGGGACATTTACAATAGCAGTTCTTATAGCACCTCCCCAGAATCTAGTAAACTCCACAGACTCCTGCTGTAGATCGTTAAACTGATTTCCTGTTTCAAAGTAGTTCTGACCAAACGATCTCCAAACAGCTAATTTATTCTTTGGAAGGGCTGATATCCCAGTCCCAGCGTTAACTCCGAAGTCTTGAGAAAAAGAGAACTTTAGGGAGTTGTTAGAAAGTTTCTCTGAATTATGATGCTGTAAGAAGTGAAACAATCCGTTATCAAGAACAGCACCCGTTATCACTTCCCCAGCAAGTTTCTTAAGAACATTTGTAGGTAATGTAAATGAAGTTCGTCTTCTATTAGCTTTATTTTTAATGCCTGTCCTAACTGAAGGGTCTGTTGTAATTGGAGCTATATCTACACCCTGAATTTCATTTAATACATTAATTCCTTTTTGATAGCAGTCGTTTATTCTAGCTGTGAATCTACCAGGGTTAACATAAACAGTTCTGTCTGAACCAGTTACAAAAGGTCTTAGCTCTGCGAGATCCTCTCTACCAATACCTGAGACACTAAGGTTGTTGGCAATCTGATCTCTAAGGAAAAGAACATTCTCCTCCAGTTGTTTGAGTGGAATGTTATCTACCTCAAAGTAGTAAGGGTCGTTACTCTTAAACAGCCTGATAGGCTCAGTAAACTTGTGAGAGCTTTCTACGAATTGCTCAGAAGCCTCGTTAATAAATTGTTGTGGTAAATCAGCCATGAGTGTCTCCTATCAATACTGTCTATCAGGATCGAAAATGTTTGTGGAAATGAAGCCCGCTCCAAAACCACTTGTATCGCACATATTTGCCTCACCATCTACTCTAGTAGTGGGGGTGTAAATGTTTACTAGTTTAGGTCTACCTAAGATTTCAATAGATGCGTTCTTTGCATTAGCAAAAGTATTAGCACCAGTCTCGTCTAGCATTATATTATAGCTGTCTGGTTTACAGAATGATGACACATGATAGTAACCAGAAGATTCCAGAGAATATGTATTAGGATCTACTCGATACAAGGAATAGTGAACATCTGTAGCCGTTCCAGACGCGGCAGAGCAATCTCCTGAAAGGAAGTATCCCTGAGCTAATGTTTGGTAAGGTCTGTTATCAGTTACGGATTCTACTGTAAGATCTGATGCTAGATACTTTAGAGCCTTGGCCGCAGGATCAATTTCAAGGAACAGCCTATATGGACCATAGTTTTGATAATTTGCACTAGTTCCAAACCCGTAAGGGTTGTCAGATCCAAACCTTAGCTTAGACCATCCACGGAAATAGTTTTCTCCTGAGCTAGAGTTCACACTTGAAACTCCAGAAAGAGCACTCGCGCCAAGTCCAAAGAAGTCTAGAATTGCAAGGCTACTTAAAGGAAGGGCAGAACCAGCAGAGTCGTTGCCGTTATTATAAGGAAGACCTGAGAACGCTGTATAAGCTGCTGCTGATGGATCAAAAGTAGTATCAGTGTAGTAAATTCCTCTAGGACCAGTGTATCCTGGCTCAGATGGGTAAGAAGAACTTACACTTAACAGTGAAGCATTAAGTTTAGATCCTCCACCAAAAGCCCATATGCGTAAATCATTACAACCCCCAGCCTGATTCAAGGTAGGATCTAAGAAGACATCATCAGCATTTACAGGGCCTGCTAAGAAGTTAACATTTTGAACATCGACAACACTATTGTTCAATGCCCTCACACAGATTCCTCCTCTAGAGAAAATTCTGTAATTTGTAATACTTGCTCCCTGTAGGTTTAATCCATAGTTATAGTCTATGGAGTTATTAGTAGCAGGGGTAAATGTTCTGTTTGCTGGGTTTGCATTAGCAAAGAAGTTACCATTGTTACTTCTAATAGATTGTACAATTGCACCACCATCAGGTAAAGCTTGAAGTGCCCTTTGAGAGTTTGGATAGAATGAGAAAGATCCTCCACTTGTATACTGGGCTGAATCCTTATAAGACTCAATCGCGTCAGATGATAAAGTAGAATTTAGTGCGCCATGGCAAGCACTGAAAGATCCTAGATCTCTAATGTAAGCTGTTGAATTGTTATTAACTACAATACAGTTGTTTCTTCCAGCAACCTCGATATTTGTATGGTTTGTTGAAGAAGAAAGATCCCAGCCTGAAACATCCATAGAGTTAGAATCTACGGTGCTATGAGGAGTAAACTTAACTGTAGATCCATTATCTGCCATTATGGCGGTCCCGGCATCACCTACTACAACTTGCCCAGCTAATTCTATAGTAGAGTTATTATCCGCGTATAGATTAACACCAAAAGTCTTAACGCCATTAAGTATGGCACATGAGGCATTCTTACTCGATCCCTTTAATCTAGCTGTAGATTGATTCTTAGATGCTATGTTAAATCCTCTAGTGCTTTCTTTTCCCTGCACATCAGAGAAAATGTTAGCATGTACAAAATCAGCCTCTGAGTTATTCAATTCTATAGAAGGCTTATCTCTAATTACAGTAGCTCCGTCTTTTTTAGAAGCACCCGTGCTTACATAGTAACAAGAAGACCCTGATTTTTGTGGTATGCTAACACCATACTTGTGATAAAATTTAGATTTATCACACACCACATGTTGACCGTTATAGGAGAAAGTTTGTTGGTGTAAGTAATTAGGAACGACTGCTCCCATGGTAGGATAGGATGTAATACTTGTAAGATTTTTATTATACTCACAAGTAGAATGCTTAAGATCAATACCTTTTGAAGCGTTGCCCTGGAATATTGAGCTATCTAGTTTAATAGTTGAGCCTACAGCTTTTAATCCAGTGGATTGACAGGCATAAGCATCTAAAACTCCATCCAGATCAATAACCGAGTTATCTAATTCAAAACCAACATCGCAAGATATGGCACCTACCAAGCTACCGTTAGTCAGGCTGGCATTTGATTCAAGTCCTCCTGTTAGTTTAGAATTGATTAAATGAATGCCTCGCATCTGTTGAGAAACAACAATTTGAGAATCAAAGCTATTAGAAGGAACTCCCTCTTGCAAGAACTCTATGTTGGAGTTGTTGGCTAAGATTCCTGCATCATCCTCCGTTCCTCTAGAAGCTTGATCGTAGTTTCTAAGAGAGTAGAACTTCCTATTAATTTCTATGTTAGAGTTGTCTACTTGAAGTCCAACTTTCTTTGCCCTAACAGTGGCACAGTCTTCTATTCTAAGACCTTCCGTATTAGAAACATGAATACCTATGTCGGCGGTTGTTCCATAATCCGCTCCCGTCGTAGTTCCAGAAGCAGCATTCACTACGAACTTTCTTAAGTAAATAGGACCGTCACAATTGCTTATAGTAACCCCTCTAAGGTAGTTTCCTGCGGCCATCCCTAAGACCTTTTCAACACCAGCAGTTATGTTATTTCTTCCGTAGGTGGTGCTAGTCCTTACATCAACTCCAGCGTCACTAATAGATTCGTAATCTACAGTTGTATCCTTAGCAGGAGCAGTGCTCAACTTTACATCGTGAGCCTCCATGACAAGAGCAGTTCCTGTAATAGAAGCTGTTTGGGTGTCGTTATTTCCTATGCCTAAAGTTAAATAGGTTTGTAGCTCGTTGTTATTTAAGTGTTTGTTAGCACAAATGTATACACCATCTGCATTAGTATCAAACAACGAGGAAGTTTGAGCAGATAAAAGCAGACAAGAGGTATCATTTAGTGTAGTTCTAGCATCAACAGAGCTAACAGTCGAACCAGCCCCAGAAGCATTCACAGTTTCATACGAAGAGTCCGATCCTGATAAATCAGTGTATACCCTGTTTACAATCTCAAGGGCACCATCACCCACGCACTTGATATTATCTAGGCTAACCTTTCCAAGGTCACCACTCACTGCTACCTCGATAAGAGTAGGAAATCTTAATATCTCAGGGAGTGCGTCTACAGCATCTTGAAGAGAAGTGAATACATTGGAGCTAACTTCTAAATGAGTAGGTATGCTTGAGGATACGGCAAGCACTAGTCCTGGTAAAGAGGATGTAGGATACCCAAGCTTTTCCCAAAGATAATCAGTGCGCTCCTCTAAATCATAAAGAGGAAGGTTATCCTGCTCCCAGTGGTAGAATGCGCTGGTATCAAACTTAGTTACGAAAGGGTTCCAGTAGTTATAAAGGTTTACACCAGCACTTACTGTGTAAAGATCTGTGGCATCAAAGGGCATTTTAGAATTGTAAAGTCCAAAGGAAAACTAGAGTGAAATACTCAGTCTTTTTAATGCCCTCAAAGGGCCTGTAAGCAACTAAGATTGGCGAAGCTGGTGACAATCCAGAGGGGTTTCTCATGAAAAGGCCAATCTCATTTAATTCATCAGTGGCATTGCCACTCCTCTCTTCTAGAACTAGGGTATATCTGACGGCTGTTTTTGAAACCTTATGTATGTTAGAGTAAGGTATTCTTACGAAGCTTTCCTCAGCAGCCACCACCCCATTTTGTATGGGTTGGAATGTCTCTACTTGAAGACCTGTTTGTATGCCGTAAGGACGAACACCACTTAAAGGACCCTTAAGCTTATAAGAAGATACTCCATAATCTCTAGTATCTCCTGAGGTTCCCACTTGAAAGTTAAGTATCTGATAATCCAAAATGGAGTCAGAACCTGAAGCTGAGTATAGTTGAGCTAGACCAATACCCATTCCAGAGGTAATTACATTGTGATCAGTCCAATGTAATTCCTTTGTTCCGTCCCTATAGACTTTCCAAACTTCAAGATGTCCTGTGGGATTAAAGGTATCTCCTTGCATACTAGTTCCTCTGTTCTATATTTATTATATCAGAACTCAAATGTGAATTTCTGTTTAGCGGTATCATCTGTTAAATAGGCGTTTCCTATAGGCTGCCAGTAATCAGACTCTCTAGGTTGATACTCTCTGGGGACATATCCATTATGAGTATCCGTTTTTAATACTTCCTCGTATTGTGAGAATGCTATTACCGTTCCTGATAGAACTGCTGGTGCCTCTTCCATTGTTCCTGTATATCCAGGCATCTCATTATTCTCCTGGGTAGTTGGAAGGATGAAGAATTGTGAGGTAGATCCCGACAACGGAACATTAAGATCAGCGTTAGGACCAGCCTCAGTGGCTTCTATTGGAACTTGTATGGATAAGAAAGCCCTATACCACCCATTTCCAGCCCACTTATCGCTCACTCCAAACTTTGTAACATCATCGGAAGTTCCAGAAAAAACACCAGCAGAAAGAGTTCCCGAGAATACGCCCGTTCCCTCACTACTTGCAAGCTCTAAGCCTCCATCAGAGTTCCATGAGAAGAAAGCCTCAGCACCTTTTTGCTGAACATTAGGAATGATCTCCTTTCCGGTATCTTTAAAACCCCTGGAATAAATTTGCATTTTAAACGCGCTGCAAGAATCAACTACCTCTATCCCATAACTAGGATTGATTGCCGATACATTTTCATCTAGTTTATAAGCATAAGTAGAAAACACAATCGAAGACATATCATTTCTAAAAGGAAGCCTTTGATCTGGTCTATCCACTTTTCTACCTATCTGGTCATAGATACTCGTTGAGTACGATCTTCTAATCTTAGGTGGACTATTAACGGGGCCGTATGTCGGGTTGGCTACACCCGACTGCTGTCTTCCAGGCCAGATATAAATTGCAGATGGCGCATATGCTAAGGTAGCGTCTTGCACGCCATCTGGAGCTTTGATATCATCCAAGAATACGGTATTCAAGAATAAGTCTTGAGTTGGGTTATTAACATAAAGGTCCCAACCTGAATGAGTCTTTTGAGTTGGGAATGTAGCCCATCTAACTCTACCTCCACTTTTAACATTTTGAAGATACCACTCCGGTACATTGTCTGTAGGATTCCCTTCCTCAATAAGAATACCTGAGTTATCCTGGATATCCTTTATGGATATCGAGATGTTGGCTTGTTCCTCTGGTCTATAGTCGTTTGAATGTGCAAATACATTATAAGGAGTAAAGGATACTGCGGAAACAGTATTGTATGCGCTAACGATTACATCATCACCTGCGGGTCCGCTAACATAAACACCGCCACTGGTATCTCCTCTAGGTATCGTGAACTTCGTGTTACCAGACGCAAGGAAGTTTCCAGAAAGATCTTCTATTCTTACTAAATTATTGGTAGAAGATACTTGCAAGTAAACTTCTACATCACTAAGACATTCTTCGTTAAGAGTAGAGGATAGAAGATAACGAGTGCCACCCGTTGTAGCAGAAGCGCCTAACTCAAAGGCTGGTGGAGTGTTTTTAGTATCTTCAAACAGTATATAAAATTTATTTGGTATGTAATCTGTTGCAAGATCAGGTATCCTCTTCCCACCCGTAAATGAACTCATTGTTATTTCTAAGTTCATACCTTGATCTCTAAATAAACTTGAATCTATTGAAGATACTGTTATAACCTTTCTCGTAGAGCCCTTAGGCCAGAAGATAGGAGATTGTGAGGATGCCGCTATATTGTAATGAACGCCTGAAACCGCATCTCCTCCTAATGAATATGTAAGGTAGCCATCTTTAGGTGTTGGAGTGTAACTCTCCACGATAACATCGTAAGTGTCACCTACATCTATAGATTGAGCGTAAAACTTATTTGGAAGACCTTGCTTAACTGATGGGTAGAAAGTTAAAACTTCTCCAAGTTTCTTCACCTCATAACCATGTATGGGAAAGTCCACTCCAATTGTTTCTGGGTTATTATCGAGTAAGATAGCCCACTCTACAGAAAGTGAGAATTCACTCGTCTTATCAATAGCTGTAGGCAGTTGCTTGTAAGCACCTAGAACAGGTTTCTTTATATCTTTAAACTCAGGATTTTCTACAAACAATCCAAACTCTCTTATGGACTTGCCGTTGATGGAATCCTTATCTATGTTAAACTTTACATTGATGCTGCGATCATTAAGCTTTGTCGCAGGGTTTCTCTCAAGCTCCACAAGAAACATTGAGCTTGTAGTGTAGTTTAAATCCTCTTGTGGCTGAAATGGGTTTGTTACGGTGAGAACTTCTTTCTCTACTACCTTGAGGTTACCTTGTGTGCCGTAATCTTCCTTGGTTGGTAATGCGCGGGACAACTCATAGAAGTTATTATGAGTGCTTTGAGGAAGGGCTTGAGCGAACTGAGTTATATCTTGATTCAGTTCATTTACATCAAGGTGTCCGTAGTAAGCCCCTGTACCTACCTGAAAATACTTAAAGTGTAGGTTTTCTGAAAGGTTTGAGGGAGCACCTGTCATGCATGAAACTATGCTCATGGAGAACCCATCAGTAAGAACATTGCATTCGTCCTGTATAACCCTCTCTTGTCTTCCATCATTGAAGACTTTATTAATTGTTACTAAACCTCTCATATGAATTTTAGTCTCCACTCTATCGCGATAGCTGCTGGGACGGGAAGCCCCGCGTTTCCATTGTAATCAGACCTACCTGTTATATCTTCATTAAAGATCTTTCTACAGAAAAGCTTGAACTTCATAGCATCCCCAGTATCAACATCTTTATTTATACTATAACCAGAGGATGTTTTTAATGTTTCAAAGTAATCCATAGTATACATTCCCATTTCAGTAACTCCTCCATAGAAATTTACAAATGCTACATCTGGTTTTGATAAAGATGTTTTATATATAACCTCTCCTGTAGAACTAGCAAATACTCCAGCCTGCTCTCCACTTACATTTAAGAAAGCATTATTGGCGGCTGATTCTCCATAACCATCGTATCTAGCTCTTACGAATCCAGATATATCCACAGATCTTACGGTATTCTTAGCCGTGTCCGCAGCACTACCACTAGCATTAAGTGATGTAGAAACCACTGGCGAATTAAATTTAGGAACTGATGGAAGCAATCCGTCTATCAAGTTTAAAGATACTGTTGGGCTTGCACCTGTGGACCCAGGGTTCATCCCCCCTAGGAATCTAGCATCTAAAGGTAAGGTAGCAGACGCTGGGGTTAGAGCATTTCCTACAAGATCACCAGTCGAACTGACATAACTCAGCAAGCTAATAGGCTTTCCAATGAATCCAGTAAAGTTAGGGGTATGACCTAGCTCTAAATTAATATCAGTGCTTTCTTCATAAGAAGTTTTAGTGTCACTTTCTAGTTTTGTTAGCACAGGGTTTTGCTGCTCAGGTAAGCTATGGATAGAGTCGTAAGAAGAAACATTACTTCTAAATGTTCCTCCTGTATTAGGCAAATAAATTCCACTAGGAGCGCCCTGAGTATTTGCACTTCCATAAACAAAACTAGCAACAGAAGAAACTAAATGAGGCATAGAATATCTATCCGTGCCTAATGAATAAGGTTCTTCATTAGGTAGGAAATAATTAACAGGAACGCTACCTATGTTAAGAGTAGGTCTTGATACAAATATTGAACCTGAAGGCGCATTAGGACCAGCCCAGGTGTTGTGGCCCTCTTTTCCCGCTGGGTAAAGCTCGAATGCTAAAGGTTGTGACGCATCAGTTCCACTAAAAGATATTACAGAAGCTCTCCACCAGCCTCCTCCTAACTTCTTTAGAAATATGTTAGTTAAATCACCATTCGTGTCTGAAGTGAGAGGCGTGCTTGTGTTGTTCATAAGAGCGGGGTCGCCCTCAGTTACAGAAGCGGTAGAACCGTTATACCATAAGACAGTTCCACTTACATCATCACCTTGGTTTTTAAGAATAATTGTAGTCTGACCTCTAAGGGCAGCGGCAGGACCAGAAATAGGATTCTCTAGCTTATCCTCAAAATCATACTTTAGATCAACTGAGAATATCTTAGGAGCGTATACCGCTCCATTTACATCTACTATACCCGCTCCACTTACAACTGAAACCTGTGGAGTTGTACCTAAAGCGTTGATCTTATAAACATTGCTAGACCCGTCAAAAAGGTTTGGGTCATCCTGTTTTGTAATACCTACTTGCCTTCTAATAGTGTACCCTAGTAAGCTATTTTCTAGTTCAAAGAACTCATTAGCACTAGGGATCAAGTTGTGTCTCTTGTACTTGTGAGCATTTTCTTTATAACCTAGAGATCCTTTTCCAAAAGTTAAAGCTTGAATGATGTAGTTTGAAGTGTCTAACATTCTTTGCTCAACAGATCCGTTTAAGAACGCTACAGAAGAAGGCATTGACATAAAGGAAGCAATGCTTTCACCAGCACCATCTACGATGAGATTGTCTTCTTCAACGATAACTTTGCTAGTGCCGTCATCGTATATCTCTGTTATTTTTACCAAGCCTTTCATTTTAATTTATGATGTTTACGGAACTATACCTTCCTAAGTTCCTTACTAGCCCTGATACCCAACTTTGCTGATAAGCTAGATGGACTCTGTAGTTAAATCTATTTCCACCTTTGATTCCATGTATAGATTCTGATATAATGTTGTCTCTGGATTTTTCATCTTGTGAAATATCATAGAAGAATTTTAGTATCTCTAGAAGAATGTCTTTATCTAATAAAGAATCTATATTATAAGATTTCTTTATATAAGATCCTCTAACACTACCTGTGATCTTTAGATCAGATATAGAATACTCCTTATTATAGCTTGTCTGCTTAAATACGCCTACGAACTCCTTTTCAGGTCTAGAGTTTCCGTTCTGGAATATTTTTGATTTTATCACAGCGTTGACGGCACTATAAAGTTTTGGAGTTGCTAGTGGGACTAAATCATTAGAGTATCCTATCTCTGCTGTTAACCTATCTCCATCGTGATACAAGTGTCCACTAGAGTCTATGTTTATTAGCTCCCCTAGAGGAACTACAGTATTGTCAGGCTTTATAAATTTTATCTGAGATAGATTATCTTTAGTCTCTCTTGAGTAATCATCTAATGAAAAGGAGTTTCTGACACTTGACCTTTCTTTAACTGTTTCGTCAATCACCGACATGCCTTCAAAAATATAATACTTTGATGAATCAATGTCTGCGAAAGGTATTATTTCAATAACATATTGCTGATCTTCTCTATGCAATTGTCTATGAGCTTGGTAGTATGGTAAGTCTAGTTTTATAGGTTGGTTCTTAGTGTTGAACCTTACCACATCATGAACAAAATCAGAGTTATCTATTGAAAGAAGAGATTCCCTTTTGGATGATCTTGAGAAGCAATCCACAATTCTATCTATTGTTCCAAGTTCATGAGACTTTATGTGAGCTAAATTATCTCTTACGAAAGCAAACCCTGTGCTTGCCGTTACTTGAGAAACATTGCTCTTTTCCCATTTACCCTTAGGAGTATAGGTCCAGAAGATATGGTTTCCGTGGCTGTCATACTCTGGTTTTGTATGAATCCATATACCAAAGCTTCTACCCCCGGACTGGAAAGAATTTTCTTTTAGGAAGAGTGAACTTACATTAACTGATAGTTCATGCTCTGGGTTGAATCTTACTGCATCGCCGTAATCGAAACTAAAGCGAAGTCTAGTTCCATTCTCAGTTACTTTTAACCCAAGAAGGTTATCGTCAATTAAAGGAGAGTCATCCTCAAGAAGTTCTTCATTTGTGCTAAGATCATACACAAACATCTTGTTAAGACTCGTACTTCTATCAACTAATTCTACCCCACTAAAGAAATAAGGATTTCTCTTTTCTGATCCTCCAATAGGAAGCTCTGAATCAGCAGTTACCGTTTGGAAATCTGGTCCAGAGCTTAATATTAAGAACTCGTACTGATCATCAAGATCCTTTATCTTGTTATTTACTACTTGACCATTTTCTGATACTTGTCCTATAGAAGATCCATCAACTGTTAACAAACCATTCCACATGTAGGGTCCATATATTTTGGAAAGTATATTATCTCCCCCATCAAGATGGGACTCTATTAATGAGTAAGATAAGTCCCTGTCCAAACAGTTAGAGAAATCATTTAGGTACATATAAGAAAGACCTTTAAGGCTTCCGCCCCTTCTTCTCGTATGCTTTCCTAGAACAAAGTTATCGTAGTGCTCTAAGTTATTGTCTAACTCACTCCATAATTGGCTGTAGATATTCTCATAATGATTCTTCCAAAGATCATTGAATAGGAATAGATGCTTGTTTAACTCAAGGTATTTTTTAGCTTGAACTTTTATTCCATGGTCAGTAAGCTCAAACATCACTCTAGGAATATCCTCAAAATCATCCCTATAACGATACTTGTGCATGAATTTGCTGCCAGTGAAAACTCCCCCTATTTCATTTTCTATCACATCCATGGCAGCAGCAGATCCGCCTCTTGTGGGGAATGTACTAGAAGTATCAACTCCGTTTATTGTCGAACTTGAATCTAGATTTTCGCAATACTCATATACGGCGGGAAGATCGAAGTAGTCTGTAACATTAACAAATTCAAAAGAGCTTGGAATAAATCCAAGAGGCATATAATTGAAGAACTGACTACCTGCCCCATCCACTTTTAAATTTAAAAAGATAGGGGGAACTAAACCCGTTCTTCTATACCAATCACCTTCGTATAGGACTTTACTGTAGGATCTCCTTCTCTTAGCTGCTCTACCTGTAAATTCAATATAGTCTCCACTTAGTGTAAATGGAGATGAGCTAAGAGTAAATCTAGTTTCTCCTGATACACCTAAATCTACATCTTCACCTAACGAATTCACAGAATCTAGAGTTCTTCCAAAAGTAAGTCTGTTTCTTTTGAATGTAGGAAGTGTCTGGTGATTGTTCCTAGACTTTGCATTGGCAAAATCAAAATTAGGTAGCATAGAACTTCCTACTAATGCAGCCTTTGTGGATCTCATATCAAGTCCACTATTAGAGAAACCCGCGACAGTTCCTGAAGCAGGGTTAGAATGTAGGAAGGTGTACTTTACTCTAGGCCCTATCTTAGTGTAAGTTAAGTGAGGATCTCCAATTCTTAGATCAACATGAATCCTGTCTATGGCTTTTGCTGGAGTGAATGCCGGAATGGCCTCAAGAGATGCAAAGAAATCATCCCTGTCGAAAGCACCGTCAGCAAACAGGCTATCTTCAATCCCTGTAGATGATACTGTCAGGTTATAATGTGATGATTTAGCGTTCCAAAGGGGTATGAGATCGAACTTGTCTCTCTCATAGTTTGCCATAATCTCTTCATAGTTTGGAGGTAGCTTTAGACCTGATGTTAGAAGAAGGAATCCATTGTTATAAAATATAGGATCTTGAGTTCCACTAACGCTATTCTCAAGCATGTAGTTTTGAGTCTTAAGCGCATAGTCCTGTGAAACTCCTAAGCATACAAGCTCGTTATAGAAGAACTCTGCAAGTTCTTCTGACATAGCACAGTCTTTATAAAACTTCTCTTCTTCCCAAGGAGGTATTGGAAACTCTCTGCCTCTATAGTGAAATTTAAAATTGGGATTATTTAGATCAAAATTAAATCCTCTGACAGTGAATAGATGAGGATAGTTGTGTACCGCTTTTAGAAGTAAGTGATCAACAATAATTCTAATGGAATTGTCTAGATTACTTGGATCTCGTTCTCCCTCAGAAAAGATTAAAGCCTTCTCCTGAGTCCAAACATCTAAACTGCTTGTCTGAGTAGCGTTAGTCTTTAGAAGATAGTAAAGGAGATTGGGGACATACGATTCATTAAACTCGTTGAAGCTTTTATCGAAATCTATATTTAATGAAGGTAGTATTGTCTTAAGAAGATTCTCTAGACCTCTCCTAGTTCCCTTTTGATGATACAGTCTTAAAGCATCTCTTAGCTGTCTTCTCCACGCATCTGTATTTGAAGTATAGAAAGTCCACCCTATAAGGTCAGCTAGGTAAGGTAATAGGTATATTGGACATTCTTCTATAGAGTACAAGGTTTCAAGACTAACTATCTGATCATTTATATCAGACATTAAGAATCCCATTGCCTTTTGAAATCTATAAAGAGGTCCGTTTTGTATTGTTGCAGTTGGAGATATGTCGTTTATAAAATAATCATAAACAGCATCTCTTATGTAAGTATCATCCTCTTGAGCATAAGATGAAGTGTAAAGAATTTGGTTCCATGTCTTCATCTTCTCTAAAGGCTGAGTTCCGCTAGTGTAAGTTAAAGCAGAGCCTGACCCTGTTCCTGATAAAAATTCTTCTGGGAATATTCCTAGATCGTTAACCCTACCAGTATTCCAAAGACCTTCTTTTAAAACATTTATAGCATCTGTTAAGGTAATCGTTTTTCCAGCAAAGATTCTGTCAGTATAAAGAGTCACTAGAAGTTTTCTGTAATCAAGGTCCACCGCCGATCTTGTGTAGTTCAGGATGTGAAGAAGACCTAACGATTCTAGAAGATACCTATGAGACTCTAGATTATCTACACCTAGCTTTCCTGGAAACTCTCCGTGAACATTGTTCTCAAAACTATCGTCTCCAAACGCTATTTTAGGAAGTAATGTATTGGCTAGGAATCCACTGAAGTCTGCCTTGGTTGAATAATCAGCTAATTCATAACCCAACTTATTCATGATGTTGAGTTCAAACTCAGCAGGGGTTATCTCAGTTAGCTTATTACTTCTAACAAAATACTCAGGAAGTGATGAGGCGTACCCAAGCCCAGAATCATGGTTTAAAAGAGAACTTAGAGAGGAACCTGTACTTATGCATTGAATATAAAGATTGTTATTCTTTATTAGTTCAAAGTCTTTAAGCAATATCTTTGTTGCTATGTCTGTTGTGTCCTCAGATTGCTTTCTATCTTCCCCCTTGTAATAACTTGGAGTTATTACCTGAAGAACATCAACATAGTTTCTTTTATAGAAATTAGACATAGTTAAAAGTTACCTGAACATTGTTTAGTTGTAGTATCTCGTTAAACTCCAAAGGGAGAGGTTGATCATAATTAGTTACCCTTGCAACTCTTACTTCTGAAACCTCAGTGAATATATCTCTAGCTACTATATCTGGAAAAAAGTCTTCTCCAAACTCTCTATTATCAACATTGAAGTAGTTTAATATTACATTAACAACTCTATTTTTTATAGTGCCCTCTGTTGTCTCAAAGCGCCTGTCTAAAGTAACCTCTACATTTAGATCTACTGTTCTTATAAGACCATCAACAAGGGCTATCTGATCAGTGATCATCTTCTTGTCTTCCATCTTCTCAAGCATGTCAGTCTTGAATGCTATGGAAGCCTTCTGTAGCTGTGTGTCTGAGGCTTTCTCAACAACGAAGACATCTATGATGTTGCCTGATCCAAACGCCTTCCTAGTGCTCGCTATGGCCTTTCCTGACGATCCTGTAGAGGACTTGAAGGTGTTACCGAAAGCGGTGTAATCATCAAGAGAAACTAGCCTGTCCTGTTGTCTGAAAACAAGCTTTGAGTATTTTTTAATATGATCTATAGTTTCTGTGGAAGCCCCTCCCGTAAAAGGAAGAGTGTTTACAACAGTAATTTCCTTAGGTGTTAGATCAGAAGTTAGTGTGTTTTGATTAATCAATCCAGTAGAAGCGTTACCTCTAATCCCACCACCGACTCTATAGGCTATGGTATAACTAGCCCCTATTGGAGGTAACTCCCCAGTAAAACCATCTCCAAAAACAATAGTGGCAGTGAAGTCTGGGTTGTAAACAACTTCAAATACAGATTCATTGGAAGAAGATGTTGAGAGTAATGACTGAACCTCACGGTAAGCTTTAGAGGTCGCAACATCACCCGTGTCTATAAAAACTTGAACACTTCCATCCACTACAGGACCTTGGCTAAGTCTTACAGATTTTATAACATCTACATCCGCAAAAGTTCCTGAATCAACAACTAATGACCCCTCAATCAAAGCTACATTAGTCCAAGATAAGCCACCATCAGACTCATCATAAGTTAGCTCGATTTGATTGGATGCGTTTATATCCTCTATTTGACCGTTTATTATCTTGTAAAGTGTATAGCTCACGGCCTGCGAATCTACAGGCGAGGTAACATTAAAAACTCTGCTAGAGGTAGGTATCGTTATAGAGTCACCTGATGTTATCGGTGCTGCAAGTGTTACACTTGATTGTGCTGCTGCTGATGCAGGACCCCTAAATTTAACACCAATTAGTTGTAGAAGCTTTCTAATGTTTACTGGGTTTTTAGCTGTTTTTATAAACGACTCATGAGCAAGCATGTCTGCTTTCATTGACATTACTGCTCCCATGTACGCAACAAGCTCAACCATCATCATCCCAAGATCAGACTCAGCAAACATATTATAATCTAAAGGATATACCGCTTTAACATAATCTAATAAAGAACTTCTAAGTGTAACAAAGTCGGTTGCAGCAAAATCAACTAGATCTGCCTTACTATCCTCTTTGAACTCAACTAACTTCAGGAAATCTGAAGCCGCTGTTGTGTATGGAATGTTTGTCATATCTTAAACTCCACAGGAATTACTTGCTGAGTAGATCTTTCTTGAACATCTACTTGAATTATTATTGATGCCAACTCACTTGTTGAGAAAGGGTCATTATTATCATTTGCAAAAACCCTAACATTTAGAACGGAAACATTAGGGATATATCTATTTATTTGATTAATCACCCTCTCCTTTATAATCCCCTCTGTGTCAGGAGTTATAGGCTCAAACAAGAATGAGTTTAAATCTAGTCCAAAGTTAGGTAGCATTACTCTTTCACCAGGAGATGTGAATATAAGCTGTCTTATCTGTCCTATAATAAGCTCTTTGGAAGTAACTTTATAAAAAAGTTTATTGGACTTACCCACAGGAACACCGACACCAATAAACTCAAACTGCTCATTGGACTTGAGTTTATCAAGCTCAGTTTTTGGTATTATTTTCCCGTAGATGCTAGTAGCCATTAGACTTTAATATTGTTGAAGAACGCTTTATGTGCGTTATAGTTAAACAAAACTTCACTAGTAGTTAGGGGCTTTTCATATATTTTTAGACTTCCTACTCTACCCCCTAGACCACTGAAAAGACCCCTACTCTCAGACATGAATCCTCCTGAGCTTGTTGAATAATCAATAGGTAATCCGTCCGTCCAACCTCCTCCAAATATCCATGGAGTAAAGAATTGATCATTTTTTGGACCGTTGTTGAAATCACTTGTTTTTACATTCTCGACAGTTCCAGAAGAGTAGTAGAAGCTGGCTGTGTCATTATCTCCTGTTTTAATAAAGGATGGGATTCTCGCAGGAACCCCAGGGTCAGTGCCAAATACAACACTTAAAGAACAAGTCTCTAACAATTCTGAGTTTAAGTAAACTTTTATTTCATCAGATTGAACATCAAAAGACACATTCATATGAACAAAGCTAGAACTTAAATCATTGAATGAGTGCCCTGATGAAGTTGTCTTTGTTGTAGAGATCGTCATACCGTCAAAAGGCTTTAGATCATTATCACATTCAGATGACCTCACAAAAGTTACATCGTCACCATTTACTGACTGTGTTGGAGCTATGAAAAAGCTCACAGAATCTGTAGTGTTGGAGGTGTCTATGCTGGCGAAGTTCGCCGCTATGTCAGTATCTGTTCCTCTAAATTTGGTGGAGTCACTTGTCCATTGAGGATCTCTAGTAAATCCCATTAACATGCCACGAACAGTGTCGGAGTTTCTATTTCTTACTGCGGTATCTGCATTTACAATATAATCCCCACCCGTGTTCTCGTTGGATAGGATAATTTTGTAGTAGTTATAGTCGTAGAAAGCACCAGAAGAAGTATCTCTATTGTTTGTTTTTAGGTTGTTTCCCGTTCTCTCTTTTATGTTGTTAGGTGCAAATGCATGATCCATGTGTAACCAGAAATCAAAGCTACATCCTCTTAAGTTGAACATTAAGTCCTGCATCTTCTTAGATGCAGGGAGTCTTAAATAACTTCCTAGCTTATTCTGCTGGACAAAGTTCCCTGAGGGAGTATATTCAACAATACCTTTTAGGAGTGGAATACCTAATCCAGATGCAAATATTGAACTTAAAGTGGATCCTACAAGTTGTGCGTCTTGCGTCGGATCGTCATTACAACTGATTACATTATACTTTGTAGATTCCGGTTTTTGTATATCTGCGTCTAGGAAACTGTATATAGCTACAAGCCTATCAGCCACTACAGAATCAGAAATAGTTATTGCAGGTAAGGTAGTTGAACTAGCATCAGTCACATCCGCAAACACCCCCGTACCTATTGGAGCAATATTTAAAGGAGTAAGGGAAGGTGAAGAGGGTCCTGTAATTGATTTAACAAAGATGGGTTTTGCAGGAAGAATAACACCACTTACTTCACCATGATCTAGTACCAAAGACTTTTGCTTCTCAAATCCAGGAGCTAGGTTTAATCCTCCAAGATAGCTAAAGTCGTTTACAGGTATCTTACCTTTTTCAAAGAATCCATCGTAACCAAAGAAATCAGGAGCCTTCACTGCAACTTCTATCTGCTTCTTTCTCTTTCTTATCTTTATATCAAACAACTCAGTTTGAGAAAAGATCTGTTGTTGCATGTTCTGTACTATCGCAGAACTCTCTTCGTACCCTGATGCTATAAGTGATTTTCTCTGTCTCTCAAGATCCGTTATGAATTTAGATTTATTACCTTTAATAACATTTAAGGCATGGTCTGCGTCGTAATACTGCTGTAATGCCTCGGACTCGTCAAGTATCTCTACATCAAATAGTGTGTCTACATACCTACTAACATCGCCTACAGTTATCTGAGTTCCTTTACCTCCCAAGCTAGGAGCGTGATCTAATTTCCATCTATCTCTGTCAGGAATAAAACCTATATCTTCAACGCTAGGAACTTCTCCACCTTTATAAGTTCTACCTTGAGAATCGTAATATAGTCCGTCTACTGACAGAAGGAAAGAACCTTTCTTACTAACAGGAGGTCCGAAGGTTAATCTGAAAATAGGACCTTCATCTTCTTCTAAATCTTCATCTGGATCGAATAAGGTCCCGTCTGCTCTTTGTTGTATAACCGCAGTTATGTTGGCTAAGGTCTGCCCAGCGTCTGCTATAAACTGCTGGCACCCGTCAATAACTTGCTGATTAATAAGCTCAGTGGCGTTGTCTGGAGATGTGGAGGTGTTAGTGAAAGATACACTGTTACTTACACCGTCTCTAAAGGAATTTAGACAATCCACTATCTGATTGATCTCGTTTATTGTTGCATTTAATTCCTCTATAGCTCCTTGTACGATTCCTGCTGCGTTCCCTAATGCCCCTAATGCTGAATCAGCGAACTCTCCAAGACCTCCCAATCCACTATCAAGACCCAGCCTGTATTGACCATCTCCGTCAATGTCCTGGAATCCTAAAGCACCTAGCATCTGCCCCTTTACATCTCCTATGGCGCTTCTGGCTCGAACAACACCAGAGTTTATACCGTTGGCTATAGCTCCTAAGGCATCTCCTGGTAGAAGTGCTAGAACATCAAAAGCTAAATTAAGAATACAAGGAGGAACACCAAAGGTAGGAATCAATCCTTGACCAGTGTTTATGCCACCTTGTAAGAACTTAGTATCAAAAGGGTTGATAGGCATTATAAAATCTCCTTGTTGTTAGTGGATCTGACGAAGGTTGGTGGAGTGACAGGTTGAAGGTTAACATTACCCGTAGGCGCAGAAATGTTAACATCTCCTGTATCGGATATAATATTTATGTCCCCTGTAGCCTTTATGAAAATTTTGCCGCTGTCTGGATTTACTCCTACGGTAGCCACAGTGCTATCCGAAACTAGTTCTATAGTGCCTCCAGTTCTTAGCTGAACCACGCCAGCTTGATGAAGTGAGTTGGTTCCTATAAAAACCCCAGGTCTCTCGAAAGGAAGATAACTATCTGCTAATACATTTACAGTATTGTGTAGGCTTTTTATATTAATATCCCCTCGTAGAACATCCGTTATTAGTCCGTCTATTACATCAGTCCTACCGCTGTTAACTATGTCAATAGTCTTAGCCTCAGCAGCATTTGATATCCTCATGCTACCTCTCGTTGATTGAATAGCAATATTTCCAGCAGCCTTTGCTAATAAAGAATTTGGACCAAATATTGAGTTTTGATTGTCTCTTCCAGATAGCTTTAGCTTAACCTCTTCATTTGGTGTGTTCAGCGTAACCGAACTGTTCACAGGAACTCTATTCATGATGACCTGATTCCCAGTTCCATCAGCCATCTTTACAAAGTTTTTTCTTATAGGTCCGGTAGACTTAGAATCCCCACTCTCATCTACAAACTCAAGTGATCCCCCTCTGTGATCAGATAGTCCGATAGTTCTTTTTCTAGCGTTACCTGATCCAAGATCTTTAGACCCTTTTGGTGTATTAGGACCAGACTCCTCTAATGTTAGATTTAGACCTACTATCGTTGAAACATAAAAATAGTTTGTAGATGTATCATTGTCTAAAGTTGCTATAATAATTATATCACCTTTCTGAGGGTAAGCGGTAAAGCCTCCTCCTCCAGGAAATGTAGCATTATAAGGTGTAGTGTAATAGACTTGGACTAATTCCTTTTTACCTGTTGCGTTCGATTGCTTTAGAATTGTACACAGTATGGCCGTAGGGTCTGAACTACCTACTACATCCTCTACTCTTGCTTTGTATAAATTCACTTTATGGCCTCACTGAATATAGAATTTGCTGTCAGGTTTGCCAACTCATTCCTCTGAAGAAAGAAGCTGCTGGAACACTCTGATCCGCTAATCGTGTGCTCATATCCAAATATGGTGTATATTCCACTCAAGAAACCTTTTTCATTTAACCTATTAGAAATATAAGCATAAAAGTTATTATAGTTTAGGAACACACAAGGCTTTCCAATATGCTCCCTCAGCATATTAAATCTAGGTATAGTTTTGATTGATATTTTTCTAACAGAGTTGGCTAGGTGCTGTAAGTATACAAAGTAAGACAGCATCTTGGTAGAAGATATTTTTCTATCACCAGTAGATTGCTTTAACGCTTCTGTCATATCTGTAGAGAATCTTCCAATTATGTCTGCAATTCTAAACTCTGCTAAGGGATTTTTTTCTGCTCTGTCTAAATTTTGAATATCCTGAGATAAAGTATCTAGAAGATTCATTATGGATGAATTACCTGTGTAACCTGCTCTAAGTATTTTGGGTATCATAAGCGCGAAGGTTTGCTCCGATAGATCCTTGAAATCTTTGGATTTATAAAAGGTTCTATCGCTTGGTTCAAAAAACTGTTGAAGCTCTTTCACACCTTGATCATCGAATAAATCAAATAAAGTGTTACCTTGCAAGAAAGCGAATGATTCACCTATACCCTTACTTACTACTTGATGAACATTAGCATCTTTATAATTAGCTGTAAACATGGGTAACCCATTCAATGACTCTTTTATCTCTGGGGAGATTCCATCCATAAGTAATTCGAAATCTTCATTGAATCCTTCTAATGGAGTTTTAGGATTTACAACTGTAATTAACTGATTAGCCTGAATTACATAATTAGCGAAGTCCTCTCCAGTGTACTTTATAAATCTATTGACCAAAGCATAATCATCAGCACCATCTCCTAGCAAACTATTAACCCTTGAAACAAAATTATCAACAACAGCCTTTTTTAGGCTTACAGTCATAGGAGCTATCAAAGAAGATATAACTTCTGAATCGCCATAAACTTTAACATTATATGTGGTGAATCCATATCCAGAGTCTAATAATCCATTTTCAAAAAGATTAGCTACTGATATTTCATCATCACCTCTACTGTATACGGCTACTGGAACATTTGCGCTATTGAACGCCAATCCTTGACCCAGTGTTGTAGGGGCAATAGTTCCAGGACCACCTAAGCGTCCACCTGCTGTTGCAACTGAGTTGTATCCAATGCCTTTTTTAACCTTCGGATTTGCTTTATCTAATACATTTAAGACAAATCTTCCTGAATCTTTATCTTTAATAAAAAGTCTTTTTATAAACATACTCTTCAGTGTTTCATTCTGTATGTCAAAAACTTCTCCTTCAAGAGTTTTATACATAGGAATGTTTAAGTCCACAGCAGCATATAAGTATCTTATAGCATTAAAAACATTTTTTTCTACTAAGGGTCTACGATAAGAATCAAAG